AAAATAATTTTTGTACATTGATAAGGTATGTTCTATCTTATCGAAACACCCGACCAATTCGCAGAAATCCGCGATATTCTCACAGACAAGTGCTATATTGACTATGTCTTAGGAAATGACAATACTCACCCCGCCCTTGCAGAGGTAATTGCAATATACGTTTCTTCTTTAGATCGTAAAGGTTTTATACTTCCATTAAATCATCCAGAATGTATAAATTTAGATAAAGATGAAGTTTGGCAGTGGATAAATGAGAAGTCGTTTTTTACAAAAGATTCAAAAGCAGCTCGTCATATCAACCCCACGAACCCTCATACGGATATACAACACTTACATTACAAACAAACAAACTTACCCTTAGACGATAATTTTAACACCCCCGCACATATTCACTATTATCGCAAATTCTCACACATAAAAGTGAATAAAATGATTCCTATTGGTAAGCACTTCGAGCGTTGTGAGGCGAGAAAAAATGCGTTAATTCCATTACTTAGCGAGAATGTAGATTCACTATATAACGACATAATATTACCAAGTTTATACCACATAGAAAAAAATTCAATCAAGATTAACGACCATTTTGAAGACTACTTTAAACTAACATGCGATAAACATTCAACCAAAGATAATAATATATACGGATGGTATAACCCATACACAACCACCGGAAGGCCGGTAAATAATTTCAACGGATTAAGTTTTATGGGCTTAAAACACAAAACGGGAGAACGTAAATCATTCGAACCAAAAAATGACCTGTTAATAGAAATCGACTATAGTGGTTATCATCCACGACTAATTGCGGACATGGTAGGCTTTTCTTTTTCTAAAGCAGACGTTTATGAAGAATTAAGCGAAGTTTACAATGACCCTGACATTAACCCTAAAGAACATACATTCAAGCAGATGTATGGAGGTATTAGAAAGGAAAACCTACATCATCCGTATTTTAGTAAGGCACAAGAATATATAGACTTAAATTGGGAAATGTTTAATCGTATGGGTTATGTGGAAACTGATTTGGGGAAGAAAATACAAAAACAAAATCACCCTAAATTAACTCGTCAACAATTATTTAATTATCTTATACAGGCATATGAAACAGAAACCAACATGCAGGTTGTTAAAGAATTAAATGAATATTTGGGAGGTAAACAGTCTACCTTAATATTATATGTGTATGATTCGTTTTTATTTGACTTTAGCAAAACAGACGGTAAGGAAACCCTCCACAAAATTAGAGAGATAGTTTCTCGAAAATACCCGACAAAAATTAAGACAGGTAAAAATTACGATGTGTTGGAGGCTTTGTAGATAGTTTTATATTTATTGGGGACTAATATATGGTTTTTTATGAATAATCGCTTATATTGCACATTTGTTCCCGAAGAAAATATTGAAAATACAGTTGAAAGAATTAAATCTTCTTATTCTATATTATTCGATAAAATTTTTGTCCTAGAAAGCTTGGATGGGGAAAAAATTATGCTTACATATAATGTAGACATGGGTAATTCAAGTGGTGATTTTTTAGTAAATAATACAATATTAGTGCACAGAAAAAAACAAACAAACACTCTTTACACAATAAATGCTTTAAATGAATTGATAAAGAGTTTGAATAATGGTTATTTAGATAAGTCTTACACAGTAAATTGGAACGATTATAGAAATTGCATCCTATTAATACAAACCGACGGTTATAAACGTGTAGACACTAAAGTAAGAGATATAATAAACCTCTCTTAAAATTCCCTAAAATAAACTTGGTTTAGCCAAATAACTTTTGTATATTTACATAAAGTAAAAATAATTAACCCTTTTTAAACAATAAAATTCTAATTATGAATTTAGATGAAATCAAAAATCGTTTAGCAAGTCTAAACAACAAAGGTGGTGGTAAGAAAACAGATTACTCTTTAAATTTCTGGAAGCCGAAAGAAGGTACAAAATCACAAGTGCGCATTGTACCTTACAAGCACAACAAAGACTTTCCATTTAGTGAATTATATTTCTATTTTGGTATTGGTAAACCTCGTATGTTAGCATTGTCTAACTTCGACACAACTGACCCAATTTTGGAATTTGCTACAAAATTACGTAAGTCAGGTGATCAAACCAACATGGAATTAGCTAAGAAGTTATTCCCTAAACTTCGTGTTTTTGCACCAGTTTATGTACGTGGTGAAGAAGACAAAGGTGTACGTTTTTGGGAATTTGGTAAAATGGTATATCAAGAATTACTTGGTGTAATGGCTGATGAAGATTATGGCGATATTACAGATGTTGCAAGTGGTCGTGATATTACAGTTGAAGTAATTCCAGCTAAAGAAACAGGTAAAATGTTTAATACAACAACAGTTCGTGTTAAACCTAATCAAACACCATTAGAAGCAGAAGCATCTACAGTTGAATCACTTTTAGACACACAAAAAGAAATCATTGGTTTGTATAAAAGATACGAATTTAATGAAATGAAAGATATTTTACAAGGATGGTTAAAACCAGCTGACGAAGACGGCGGTAAAGAAACTGAAAAAGTTCAACCACAAGGTAAAGTAGACATCAATAAAAAATTAGATAATCTTTTTGATTAATGGCTAAAAAGAAAAAAACAGACTCGAATCGAGATGAACTAACAGGACTTCTTGCTGAATCCCTCAATAAAAAATTTAGCAAGACCCATCATAAAGTCGCTTATTTTCTAGATGGCAGTGAAGACTCACCCACAGATGTAGACGATTGGGTGTCCACAGGATCCACAGTATTAGATTTGGCTATTTCTAATCGCCCTAATGGTGGATTTCCGGTTTCCAAGATCGTTGAGATAACCGGATTAGAACAGAGTGGTAAGTCCCTGTTAGCATCTCATATTATTGCAAACACCCAAAAGAAAGATGGGGTTGCAATATATATTGATACTGAATCTTCTTTAAACGCACAATTTTTACAAGCAATTGGAGTTGACGTTGAAAAGATGGTTTATCTGCCTCTCGAAACAGTAGAAGACATTTTTGATGCAATTGAAAATGTAATTTCACAAGTTAGAGAAAATAACCCTGATAAACTAGTCACAATTGTAGTAGATTCAGTTGCAGCAGCAACAACCAAAATTGAATCAGCAGCCGACTTTGAGAAAGATGGTTACGCCACACAAAAGGCAATCATCTTGTCAAAAGCAATGCGTAAAATCACTAACTTAATTGGTAAAGAAAAAATACTATTAGTATTTACAAACCAACTAAGACAAAAGATGGGCGCAATGCCATTTGCAGATCAATACACAACATCAGGTGGTAAAGCCTTACAATTTCACGCTTCAGTAAGATTACGTCTTAAACAAGTAGGTAAATTAAAGGAAAAAATCAATGGTGTAGAAGAAATCGTTGGTTCTGAGGTTGAAGCTATTGTTGTAAAAAACAGAATGGGACCACCAAATCGTAAAATTCGATACAATGTATTTTACAGACAAGGTATTGACGATTATGGTGGATGGTTAAAATTGATGAAAAACTACAAAGTAGTTAAACAGTCAGGACCAATCTGTAAATACACAGACACATCAACAGGGGAAATTATTACATTTTATGGGAAAGAATTACAACAATTGTGTGAAGAAAGACCAGAAGTAAAAGAACAAATGTATAAAGACACCTGCGATTCATATGTTATGAAATATCAACATGAAGATGAACAAGTAATGGATCCTGACGTACAAATCGACGAAACTGGAATATAATGGCAGAATCAATATTTGACATATTAAATGATGTCAAGGAAGTAGACACTACAGATCCTAATTCAAGAGTATTAATAATTGACGGAATGAATCTCTTTCTTAGAAATTTTTCTGTAAATGGGATGCTTAATGATAATGGAGTACCTATTGGAGGTGTAATGGGATTTTTAAAATCTCTAGCACTTTCCATAAGGGAAGTTAATCCTACTAGGGTTGTAGTTGTATTTGATGGAAAAGGTGGAAGCACCAGACGTAGAAAAATCCTACCAAGTTATAAAAACAACAGAAAGCCTGGTAAACGTATGACAAGGTGGGATGCTTGGAAAAATTATGAAGAAGAATATGCTTCACAAAAAAGCCAAATTGAACGTCTAATCCAATATATGAGTACCCTTCCTATTAATGTCATTCAAATAGATAATATTGAAGCTGATGACACCATAGCGTACATCTCAAATAATTTACTAGAAAAAGAAGTAACCATCATGTCTGCGGACCAAGATTTCCTTCAATTAGTAAATGAGCGAATTACAGTATGGAGTCCTATAAAGAAAAAATTCTACACTCCTGAGTTAGTACTCAAGGATTATGGTGTACCGGCTCACAATTTCTTAATGTATAAGGTTCTAATGGGAGATAAGTCAGATAATATTTTAGGGGTTAAAGGACTAGGTCCCAAAAAACTACCCAAAATAGTGCCTGACATAATCACCGAAAGGGTCTTGGATTTAGATTCTATCGTTCAAGAAGCCTTAGAAGGGGAAGAACCTATGCATGACAGAATTGTGGCGTCGGAGCATCAATTAGAGATAAATGAGAAGATAATGGATTTAAAGAATCCACCAATTTCAGGAGAACTAAAACGACAGATTCGTGAAATAATAAGTCGTCCAATAGATTTGCTCTCCCGAAATGATTTTATTATAATGTATAATAACGATTGTATGGGAAATGCTTTGCAAATTCCCGATGCATGGTTAACACAACATTTTGTAAAATTAAATAGTTACGCCCAATCAACACATGAATAAACTCACACAATATGGTCATCCGTTTCAAACAAAGGCATTAGCTGCGTTGGTCACGGATAGGGATTTCCTACAACAGTCATCAGACATTGTGTCTCCTGATTATTTTGATTCTGACGCAAGTAAATGGATTGTTCGTAAAACATTAAAATATTTTGATGAATATCATACTACACCAACAATGGAGGTGTTTAAGGTAGAAGTTGAAGGAATACAAAATGAAGTTCAAGCAGTTGCTGTAAAAGAACAATTAAAAGAAACATACAAATCATCACAAGTAAAAGATCTTGATTACATTAAAGACACTTTTCTTGATTTTTGTAAAAATCAAACACTTAAAAACGCATTAATTAGATCTGTAGATTTATTAGAATTAGGTGATTATGATGACATTCGTAATTTAATTGACAAAGCACTTAAAGCAGGTGTTGAACGCGATTTAGGACATGAATATATAACTGACTTAGAAGACAGATATAGAGATGACAGTAGATCTACAATTGAAACACCATGGCCAGTAATTAATCAATTATTGTTAGGTGGTTTAGGGAAAGGTGATTTAGGAATGATAGCAGGGGGGCCTGGTGGAGGTAAATCATGGGCTTTAGTAGCTATTGGGGCACAAGCCGTAAAATTAGGTTATACAGTAGTACATTACACTTTAGAAT